GGAAAGTAATCGCATATTTAAGAGGCAAATAAATGAACGGCTTAGGATTAGGACTAGGAAAAAATACTTTTATTGATCGATTTGTTAGTAATTTAATAAAATCTTTCAAAGCGAGAGTGAGCGCTGACTCGGGTATTTTCGAGGCTGAAAGTTGCTTAAAAAATACATTAAATAATTTAAATAGATTATGAGTTTATTAGACAAGGCGAGCTTAATTGTAACGCCAAATGCGTATAAAGAAAGCAAGTTATATTCAGTTGTTCCATCAAGTGGAGCGGGTGATATGAATGTAGTTCGTGCTACAACAGCAACGAGGGTAAATAGTGCGGGTTTAATTGAAAGCGTAGCTGTAAACGTACCTCGTATTGATTACACAAACGGAAGTTGTCCGAGTTTATTGGTAGAGCCACAGAGAACGAATTTGTTTATTAATTCAAATGATATAATTGCTTCTGAAGGTGGAACTGTAAATTCAAATGTTTTTACAAGTCCTGATGGAACACAAAATTCAGACCAATTTATTGTATCAAATGCAAATACTTATCACTCGGGAGTTAGAGATATTGTAGGGACTGCAGGAACTAATTATAATGTTAGTTTATTTGTAAAAGCGGGAACGGGAAGATATTTTCTTTTTCGTGCAATGACAAATTCTTATGCAACAAGATTTGGTATTACAGTTGATTTACAAACAGGAACAATTTTGCAAACAAATAGCGTTGGAAGTCCAACAAATACTTCTGCAAAGATTGAAAATTATGGTAATGGTTGGTATAGATTAAGTTTAAGTATGGCATCTATTGGAGTACAATATGGTATTGTGTGGTCAGCATCAAACGTAGCAAATCCAACTTTAGATGCTTTTTTAGATTATACATATGCGGGTAATGGAACTGACTCTTATTATATTTGGGGTTTTCAAATGGAGCAAGGTAGTTATGCTACTTCACTGATACCAACTCAAGGCAGTTCAGTAACTCGTAACGCTGATGTTATTTCTAAAACAGGAATAAGTAGTTTAATAGGGCAAACAGAGGGGACTGTATTCATTAAAGCTGATAATAAAATATTAGGTCAAACAAATAGAACTTTATTTTATGTAAGTGATGCAACTGCAAATAATTATATTACTGTAAATTATTCAGCAGCTTTAGCAGATACAATTCGTTTCTTTGTTGTTGGAAATGCAGCACTTGGAGCTTTAGGTTTCTTTGTCTATACTGCACCTATTTTAAAATTAGCGGTAACTTATAAAAATGGAGTTTATAAACTTTTTATAAATGGTTCATTAATTTACACACAAACAGGTAACGCTTTTAATGCTAATCTTGAAAGTCTTTTTGTAGGTACTAATCGTAATTTAAACGAACCTATTGGAGAGAGAATTGAATCACTTCAATTATATAAAACAGAATTAACAAATGCAGAATGTATCGCATTAACAACACTATAAAATGATATATAAATTAAACTATTCAGACAAAGAAACTGCAATAAAAGACTTCTTAAAAAAAGGAGTCTATATTGAGGTTGAGGATTTAAACAAAGAAAAGCAACTTGTTTACGGAAAAGGAATACAAGCTATTGTAGAAATTGGTAAAATTGTTTTAGAAAATGGAACTTACGATGCTGACTTTAAAGAAGTAACTGCACCTGTTTACGCTGACGGATATGCTTATGATATTATGAGTGATATTGAGTACAAGTTTGAAAGCGAAATATTTCCTAATAATCCAAAGCATAATTTTGCGGGATGCGAGCCAATAAAAGAAATTGATTTTAAATTATTAAGCGATGAGCCGACAGCAATTTGATGTTATATTAAACAAGTTAATTAGCAGAAAATTATTAGTTTTTGCTATTGCTTGTTTTGGATTGTTTAATCAAAGTTTAACTTCATCTGATTGGGTTGTTATTGCTACAGCTTATATCGGTATCGAGGGAATTACAAATATAGTTGAAAGGTTAAGAAAATGAGACAGTACTTTTTAGACTTAAAATTGTCACTATTAACCGGAACATATTTTATTATCTCATTCGCTGAGGTTGACGTCGCGATGAAAATAATCGCTTTTATTTTAGCCTCCGGTTATACCTTACGCCGTTGGTATTTAATGGAGAAAAATAAAAACAATGAGGTTAAATAACGCGGGTTATCTTTTAATTTGTAAATTTGAGGGCTTGAGCTTGACTCCTTACCTTTGTAGTGCCAAAGTTCCGACAATAGGATACGGAAATACTTATTATCCAAATGGTAAAAAGGTAATGATGCAAGACAAAGCAATTACAAAGCCACAGGCGTTTGAAATGTTTAAATTTATAGCCGATAAATTTGCGGTAAAAGTGAATGAATTAATAAAATCAAACGTCAATCAAAATCAATTTAACGCTTGCGTTTCTTTGAGTTATAATATAGGCCTTAACGCATTTTCAAAAAGTACCTTATTAAAAAAGGTCAATTTCAATCCGGATGACTTAACCATAAAAAACGAGTTTTTAAAATGGAATAAGGCCGGAGGTAAAGAAATAAAAGGATTGACAAATAGAAGAGAACAGGAAAGCCAAATTTATTATGAAAGTAACTTATAAGGGTGAAATTGTTAGAGAATATTTACTTAAATTTCCACACGCATCCACGAACGCAATCTCTCGTCTATTGGTTGCAGATTATCCGATTGACTTTAATAGTGTAGAGGCAGCGCGAGGACTTGTAAGAGCGCATCGCGGCGAACTACAAAGAAGTGTAAAAGATTTAACCTCAGTAAGAACAGCAAAAGAAAGAAAACAATTTATGGAAAAAAATTTTGAGTTACCAGAGTCGGACTATGAAAAGCAAAGCGAAGTAATAGTTCCCAACAAAAACATTTTATTTTTATCGGATATTCATTTTCCGCACCAAAACAACGACGCTCTTAAATTAGCGCTCGATTATGGTAAAAGCGAGAAAGTAGATTGCGTTTATTTAAACGGAGATACTATCGACATGTATATGTTAAGCCGATTTATTAAAGATCGCCGATTGAGAAATATGGCCGACGAGTTGGAAATGACTCGAAACTTTTTAAAGAATTTACAGGATCACTTTCAAGCTCCGATTTATTACAAAATTGGAAACCATGAAGACCGTTGGCAAAACTTTTTAAAGTTGCAAGCGCCGGAACTTTTAGGAATACCGGATTTTGAACTTTCAACGATCTTAAGATTTGGAGAGAGTGGCGTTCAAGAAGTAAAAAGTAAACAAATTGCCAAAGCCGGTAAATTGCCACTACTTCACGGACACGAATTTTTTAGCGGTTTCGCTCCTCCGGTTAATCCAGCGCGAGGACTTTATATGAAAGCAAAAGAAAGCTCAATTATTGGGCATCACCACAGAACTTCCGAACATACTGAGGTTTCGTTAAGCGGAAACGTGACAACGACCTGGAGCGTTGGTTGTCTTTGTGGATTGCAGCCGGAATATATGCCTTTCAATAGTTGGAATAATGGCTTTGCTCATATTTTAGTGGAAAAAAATGGCGATTACGAGGTGAATAACCTTAGAATAGTGGAAAATAAAATCCGATAATAGAGTTATAATGGAAAATAAAATCAAATTAATAGTTACCATTTTCCTGATCTCGGGAATATGGTCTTGCGGAACTCGTAAAGTAAACAAAAGCGATACCGAAACGAAGACAAAAACGGAGGTTACTATCTCCGACACTACTAAAATTGTTACAAATACGGCCTATAATATCGACAAAGTCGTTAATGATTTTTATATTGAGCCTATTGATACCACAAAAGCGATAGTAATAATTGACAATTCCGGCAAAAAAACCTCTTATCTTAATGCTAAAATACGTCACAGACGCGAAACGAGTCAAAATAAGACACTAAAAACCGAGATTGTACAAAGTAGTCGTAAAGAAAATATTAAGCAAACACAGCAAACGAAAACAAGCGTTAAGCAAATAGAGAAAAAAGCGTCAATAATCACCGAACTTTGGTGGTTATGGTTATTAATATTCGTTATCTTATTATACTACCTCAATAAGAGATTAAATTTATTCGCTTAACTGTAGACGTCACAGACTTAAGCAAATCAAAGCCACTTTTATAAGTGGTTTTTTTATATCTAATTGCGTATAAATACGAATAAATAAGGATAATTATATTCGATTGCGTATAATTTTAATATGTTAATAAAATGTTAAAGTTTAATTTTAGTCCCTTAAATTAAAATTGATTTATATCTTTGCTCTATTATTAACAAACAAACATTTAAAATTATGAAATCAAAAAAATTTTATTATACATTTTGTATAATTGCAGCAAGTTATTTTTTAATTCAAATAATTTTGCGTTATGGATACTAAAAGACTAATTCACGAACATCGCAAAAAAATTGCAATCTTAAAAATGATTGAGAACGCAGAGCTTAAGTTTCAAAACCATATTAAAATGATCCAATTAGGTTTGAACTTAACCGAGAATTTAGAGAAAGCAAAAAAATTAATAGCAATCCAGGACAGACTAATCACTTATTATTTATCATTATGACTTTATTAGAAAAATTAAAACCGGAATACTTAGAAAAATTAAAAATTTTAAAAGAGGAATATCCAACCTCAGCGGAAAAAATAGAATTGAGCTTACAATACAATCGCAGCGTATTTGGTTTAACAATTAGCGAGGCAAGTTCAATTTGTATGTTTTTTGATATTGAAGTTACTCTCACTAATATTTTAAATATATTCAATGAATAAAAGAAACGCCGGACGCAAGTCAAAATTTAAAGAGGGAACTCAAACCAAAATAATTAAAAGGTTAATCCCAATAGAGTCAGAAAATGAAATCAAACAAACAATCGAAAAAATCTTAGAAAAATGGAAGAGAAACTAAAACAAATTAAAAAATTTGACAAATGGATGCGTAAAACCGTCCAATCAATTCACTACTCAAACAACGAAAAAATGTGTAACGCTTATCAAAAAATTAATTCATAATGGGAGCAAGTTCAAAATTATTCTTAGAAAATTCAGAGCAAGTGCTAACAATGTACGAGCCAACCTTTACAAAAAAAGACGCAATACTTACAGGAAAGCGAATGGTTGACAATGTAATCGAAAGCGGGGAGGTAGACAAACATCATTTTATGGCAAATATTTGCCGATTAAAAGAGGTTATTAATTCGGCCGACTCAGAGATGAGAAAATATTTACCATTTGAAAAATTAAAGTATTACGGCGTTGAGTTCGTTCCGACAAATGGAGGCGACACAATTAACTACGCTGAGGACGAAATTTATTGCCAATTAAAAGCCGACCTGGACGCAAGGGTTGAACTATTAAAGCTCGCACAAAAACAGCCAATAATTGACGCATACGGAAACGACGTGCCAAAGGTTGGGACGACTCCTCGCAAAAATTCAATATCAATAAAATTTTAATATTATGAAACAAACAGCAGTAGAATGGTATTTTAAACAAATGCAATCAAAAGAAAAATTCACACAAGAAGAGTTTGATAGCATATATGAACAAGCCAAAGAAATTGAAAAGCAACAGCTTATTAATGGTTATCAAAATGGAAGTATTGATACATTAAAAAATGAATTAAAATTCGGAAAACAAAATTACAACGAACAATTTAAAAATAAATAAGATATGGAACAAATTTTAATTTTAATATCATTCTCTATAATGATTTTATGCTTTGTGGGATTAGAAATAAGTAATAGAAAGTATGAGAAAGCAAGAGATAGATATATTAAATGGATTATTAATAATTTGAATAAAACAATTTAAAAACAAATAAGATTATGAAAGTAGGTCAAAAAGTAAAATTAAAAGAAACGAGTATTTTCGCAATTGAAATAGACAAACACAATCCAACCGATAAAATTGGCGTGATTGTCGAAATAGGCAACGAGTTTCAAAACCCAAAACGAACTCAAGCGCTGCCGGTTTTAGTTGACTGGGGGAAATTTACAAATAGTTATCGTTATTTAGATTTGGAGGAAGTAAATGACTAAGCAAAGCGAATTAACCAGGATCAAAAGAGTATTAAATTTTTATTATAAACGAGGCGTAAATTCCGAGAGAGTTAATAATTTATATAGAAAAATTTTGTTAATTAAAAAGAATTATATAATTTAGCAATATCATAATACCGATGCAAGGTTTGAGCATCTTAATTTCAGACCATAAATAAATAAAATTATGAGTACAACTTCAAACAGGAGAGCAGCTTTTCAGCAGCCTCAAACAAATCCAAGTCAAAAATTTATTGAGTGGAAATCCAACGACAAAGGTTTCAGCTATTACGACAAAGAAACCAAAGAAAATGTCGCAATCCCTTTGCCTTTTAAATTCTTAGTCCTTGACGAATTACATACGGTCAAAGGTTGGAACGATGCAAGTTCAAGTCAAATCAATTCCAACGAGGTAAAATTTATCTCACGTGACGAAATGATTGTTAAACCATTTAAAGGAAACGAGATTGCAAAGGGACTTTACAAAGACATTAAGGAGAAAATTAAGGCTGCCGGAGGTCATTATGTTAAGAGTGTTTATTGTATGCTCGAGGACGGCTCAATTGCTAATTTGCAACTTAAGGGAGGAGCGTGTCAATCTTACGGAGATTTTACAGCAAAGACTCGATCACGTTTGACTGACGAGTGGGTTGTCGTTGACAAAGCTATCGACGGCAAAAAGGGAGCTATTAAATATACAACGCCAGGCTTTGCGTTTAATAAGTCATTAAGCGAGTCTGAGGCAGACTTAGCCGATGAGGCTTATAATGTATTGGAGGCCTATTTAAAAACGTATTTAACAAAGTCCGAGCCTATTGATACAATCGCTCCAAGTGAAACCGATGAGGTTATCGAAGAGGACGACTTAGACTATTAAATTATTTGTTTGGTTAATAATGGAAATCGGAGGGCTTATGTCCTCCTTTTTTTTGCAATAGTACACATTTTAACCCTTTTCCTATACCCACATATATTTAAACTTTTTATTTTTATATGGGTGGGTACTTTTTCCAAAAAAATGTGTTGTATGTGTACTATTAAAAAAAAATAAAAAAAAAATTAGGATATTAAAAAGTATTTTATATCTTTGTAAAAGTAAACCATCACTTACAGGAAAATATTGCTAATTTTTTAGCAACAGACAAACCCTTAAAGATGTGTGATGGCTCTTTAGGGGTTTTGTCTTTTTTAAAAATATGAAATTTAAAAATTATTTAGGCTATAAAGTCTATGAAAATGGTAATGTCGAAAATAAAAAAGGCATTATTTTGAAACCTCAAATTAATGGAGATTATTCTTTTTATGAAATTGATAATAAAAAAATAAGCGCCGGAGCTTTTGTGTTATTTGCATTTGAAATTTACCCTCCATTTTTTAATTCAAAAGTAAAAAGAAAAGATAAAAATATTTTAAACAATTCATTAAGTAATTTATTATGGTAGTATCAGTATTTAAAGACTTGTATAAGTCAACCGACGTCCCCTTTCACGTTCCAATTGAAAAAATAGTCAATAGGATAAAAAAAGGAACTTCAAAAGAGATTATCGATTTAATTCGAAACGGCCAATTACAATTAAAAAGCTCTTTGCCTTGTATTATTTTTGGAGGGATTTTTAATGAGCGAAACTCAAACTCACTTCAACAACATTCCGGATTAATGGTTGTGGATTTTGATAAATATCCAGACGTTGAAACGATGCTCTCACAATTTGATATTTTAAAACAAAATAAACATTTTTGTTTACTTTTTATATCTCCCTCAGGAATGGGAATTAAGGGCGTTTTAAGGGTTTCAAATGAACTAACTAAGGAAACACATCCAAAAGTATTTAAAGAGTTTCAAAAGCAATTTAATTTTGATTATTTTGATATTAGTAATTCCAACGTCGACCGAGTTTGTTATGAGTCATACGATCCTAATATTTATTTTAATAAAGAGGCTGAGATATTTGATCCAATACTAAAAGAGGAGGGGTTTAATGTATCGGAGAGAGTTCCACTTTTACCGGTTACCGACCAGGATAAAATTATTGCTAAAATAATGGAGTGGAATTGGCAAAAAGATTTTAGAGAGGGAGAGCGTAACGCTTTTATTTTTGATTTGGCCGGAGCGTTTTGTGAATATGGCATCTCTCAAGCCAATGCAGAGGGTTATATTCTTAATAATGTAGTAATAGGAGACTTTTCCGAGACAGAGGCTAAAACCACAATAAAATCCGCTTATAAAAAACGTAACTTTGATATAAAATACTTTGAGAATTATAATAAAATAGACTCTATAAAAGTAGATCTTAAAAAAGGTAAAAAGGAAGTAATTGAAAAATACGGTATCACGGAGGATACATTCAACGAAATAAAGGAAGCATCCGAACACGAAGACTTTTGGCAATATGGCGAAAAAAATAAACTTAGAATTGATAATTTAAAGTACCGATTATTTTTAGAGCGTAATGGATTTAAAAAATATTTTCAATCTGAGGCACAAAAGGCAACGTGGATTTATATAAGCTCCAATAAAGTAGTTGAAACCTCAGCCGAGAAAATAAAAGATTTTGTACTTAATTATTTAATGGATCGAGGAGAGATTGACGTTTGGAATTATTGCGCAAGTTATCAAAATATATTCTCAGAAAATTATTTGTCAATGATTGAGAGCGTCGATTTAATGATGCTAAAAGATACCAAAACCAAATCCTATATCGCGTTTGAAAATGGTATTTTAGAAGTCACAAAAGATAATATTAAATTGGTTGATTATATCGACGTGGACGGTTACGTTTGGAAGTCTCAAATTATTCAGAGAGATTTTATTCAATCCGAAGACTTAGAAAATGAATATAAAACCTTTATAAATAATATTAGCAATAATGAGCCTATAGCTATTGAGTGCGTCGTTGGGTATCTTTTAAGTACTTATAAAAACAAAATGAATAATAAGGCTATAATCTTAAATGATGAGGTTATAAGCGAAAATCCGGAGGGAGGAACTGGAAAGGGATTATTTGTACAAGGTTTAAAACAAATTAGAAAAATATCGATATTAGACGGAAAGTCATTTGACGATAAAAAATCGTTTCCTTATCAAACGGTATCTCCGGAGACTCAAGTTTTAGTGTTTGACGACGTTAAAAAGAATTTTGACTTTGAGAGCAAATTTAGTTTAGTTACTGAGGGAATGACTCTCGAGCGTAAAAATAAAGACGCTATTAAGTTGAAAGTTGAGGAGAGTCCTAAAATGGTTATCTCTACAAATTACGCAATCAAAGGAGAGGGAAATTCTCACGATCGTCGTAGGTTTGAAATTGAGTTCGCTCAATTTTACGGAAAGGCTTTGACGCCTTACGACGAATTTAACCGACAACTATTTGACGACTGGAATGAGGACGATTATAAGCGCTTTGATAATTATATGGTTTATTGTTTACAATCTTATTTAAAATTGGGATTAGTACCTCAAAACGCCAAAAATATTAAAATGCGTAAATTTATCGCTGAGACTTCAATGGAATTTTTAGAGTGGGTAAAAGATATTGAAAACGTACCTCACAATCAAAGACTCGAAAAATCTTTTTACTTCAATAATTTTACAACCGAATATCAGGATTATAAAAAATGGTTGACAAATAAGAAGTTTAATATTTGGGTACAAAAGTATTGCAATTTTATAGGAGCTAAATATAACGACGGAAATACTAACGGGATGCGTTGGTTTATAATTATTACTAATGAAAATAAAATTGTCGAGGACGACGATATTGCTTTTTAATTATGACAGCAATAGAAACGGAATACAACGGAATTTTATTTAGAAGTAGATTAGAGGCAAGGTGGGCAATTTTTTTTGATGCATTTAATTTAGATTGGGTTTATGAGCCAGAATGTTTTATTTTATCTAATAATCAAAAATATACACCTGATTTTTATTTACCTAATTTAAAATTATATATTGAAATTAAACCTAATTTTGATTGGATTAATAATAATTATCACAAAAATAGGTATGAATTATTTACAAAAGATTTATTAATATTATCTGATAATTTTCCAAATTTTAGTGTTAATTTACTTTATCATTATGACGAATTAAATAAAAAAAGAATTGAAAATAATATTGTATTTATACCAAATCATCCTAAATATGGAGATTATTGGTTTACTCCTTATGAATTAGGAAGTTTTGAGGATGAGTTTAATAATGAATATCAAAAGGAAATTAACTTAGTTAAACAATATCGATTTTACAAATGAAACTCAGAGACTATCAAATTAAAATCTCAGCTCAGGCGGCTGAGGTTTTAGATCACAAAAAAATCGTCTATTTGGCTATGGAAGTGAGAACAGGAAAAACTTTGACGGCTTTAAATACGGCAAAGATATTTAACGCCAGGAGAGTTTTGTTTTTAACAAAAAAGAAAGCAATCTCCTCAATTCAGTGGGACTACGATAACTTTGGTTTTGACTTTGATTTAACAATTATAAACGATGAGAGTTTGCACCTTGTCGCAAATATAGGCGATAATTGCGACAAATTTGACTTAATTATACATGACGAGCATCACCGTTTCGGAGCTTTTCCAAAGCCTAATAAAGTCGCTCAGTTATTTAAAAAGCGTTACTCTCATTTGCCAATGATATTTTTGTCAGGAACGCCAACTCCGGAGAGTCATTCGCAATGGTTTAATCAATTTTGGGTTTCCGATTACTCGCCATTTAAACAATATACGAACTTTTACAAGTGGGCGGTTGATTATGTTGACGTAAAAGAGAAACGCTTAGGCTACGCCGTTATAAAAGATTACTCTCAGGCAAATGAGCAGTTAATACGTAGAACTATACAGCACTATATTATAACTTTTACACAAGCGCAAGCCGGATTTACGACCTCAGTTAACGAAATGATTTTAGAATGCGAGATGCAACCTATCACCAATTTGATAATCAACAAGCTCAAAAAGAATTTAGTCGTTAAAAATACCGACGGACAGGTCATTCTCGGAGATACCGGAGTTAAATTGATGCAAAAAATTCACCAACTGTCAAGTGGGACTTGTAAGTTCGAAGACGGAACGAGTAAAATAATTGATTATTCAAAGGCTGAATTTACTCTCGAAAAATTTAAGGGAGTAAAAATTGCTATTTTTTACGTCTTCAAAGAGGAATATAACGCATTAAAATCAGTTTACGGAGATAACTTGACAAATGACGTTGAAGAGTTTGATAATTCCGATAAATGTATCGCTTTGCAAATCGTCTCCGGACGTGAGGGAATAAGTTTAAAAAATGCCAAATACTTAGTCTATTACAATATTGCTTTCAGTGCAACGAGTTACTGGCAAAGTAGAGATCGCTTAACGACAATGCAACGACAATCGAATGAGGTCTTTTGGATATTTAGCAAAGGAGGGATTGAACTTGACATTTATAAAACAGTATTAAAGAAACGAGATTATACACTAAAAATATTTAATCAAAATGAACGTACTATCACTATTTAACGGAATGAATACAGGACGCCAAGCCTTAGAAAACGTTGGTATAAAAGTTGACAAATATTATAGCTCAGAGATTAAGCCGTATGCAATACAATTAACTCAGCACCACTTCCCTGACACAATCCAAGTCGGAGACGTTACTAAGTGGCGAGAGTGGGATATTGATTGGAAAACTATTGATTTGTTATTGAGTGGATCGCCTTGTCAAGATTTAAGCTCAGCCGGTAAGCGTGCCGGAATTAATGGCAAAAAGTCGAGTCTCTTTTTTGTATTTATTGAAATTTTAGAACATATAAAATCACTCAATCCAAACGTCTTATTTTTACAAGAAAATGTCGGAAGTGCCTCAAAGTTGGACGTTGGAATTATGAGCCGAGCTTTGGGAGTTTATCCGGTTAGGATTAATAGTTCTTTAGTTACGGCTCAACTTCGTGATCGTTATTACTGGAGCAATATAAAAACAAAGGAGACGATGTTTGATATAGTTACCGACATACCTCAGCCAAAAGATAGGAAAATTATCTTTAAGGATATTATAACAAGCGGAGAAGTTAAAAGAGATAAAAGCAAATGTCTTTTGTCAGGTTTATATAATTCATTTTGTTATAAAGATGAAAAATCAATTGAGGCTCAAAAATATTTAAAAGACAAGGAAGTTTTTGGGGTTTTATTAATTTATGAAAATGATTATATTAGGACGGTTAACAAAATTGAAATGTGTCGTTTGCAAGGTTTCCCTGACGACTATTGTGATATTTTGACAACGGCAAAGGCTGGATCATTATTGGGAGACGGTTGGACTTTGCCAATAATTGAACATATTTTTAAATTTATTAGGATATAATAAAATAATATTATTATATTTGTACAACCGCCAAAGTAAAGTATTTAATAATTCCCTTTTCTTTTGCGCTTGGCGGTAGCAATCGAGGAGGGTTTATTTTTTATAATTATGAATAGATATTTTTTAGAATTTATTGACAACAAAGATCGGAGAGTTATAATTGATTTAAATGATATTAGATATATCGAAGAGGGAGGAGAGCATTCAAAAGAATATTGCAGAATGTTTTTTTACTCGGATATAAAAGCTCAAGTTTGGATTAAGTCAGATTATGACAATTTAATAAATAAAATTCAAAATTTTTTTATAAATTTAAATAGTAAAAGTTATGAGTAAGGAAAATTTTTTAGAAATTTTAGGAGCTATTTTTATTTTTTTTATTGCCTTAGGATTTTGGTTTGTAGTATTACATTTTATTTTTAAATATTGGTAGTTATGGGTATATTAGGAATAATAGCAATTTTAATACAGATTTTAGCAATAACATCGATAATTTTAAAAGAATATAAAAAAAAATAATATTATGAAAATTAGTGAATTACCGGAAGACGTTAAACAAAAAGCGTTAGAATATCAAAAAAATTCATTAGATTATAGTGATTTAACAGATCATTTAATTGATGCTTTTAATTGGAATAATACAATTGAGGGTTATGAGTTTTGGTTAAATTGGGATAGTAAATTAAATATTAAGCCATTTAATTACTACGATACAATTACAAAACCATACGTCAAAAAACCAAAGCAATATCAAATCGGTATCGATACCTTTGAACGAGCTGAGGCAAACTTAAGTAAGGAGGAAATATTGGCTATTTGCAAATTTAATATTGACAAATATTGCTGGAGACAAAAACAACAAGACAAAGATGATTTTCAAAAGATTATTGATTACGCTAATTGGGCGATAAAAAATTTATAATGGACTATCTAATTGTAAAGAATAATAAAATCGGTATTCACTTATTGCCTCAAGTCGGAACGGCTGGGCGTGAGTTCCGAATGATTGGAACGGCTAAAAATTTAGAGATGCCGGAGAAGTGGAGCAACGAAAAAAAAGCCTTTTGCTCTCACTGGATTTATACATTTAAGTATTTAGATAACTCCGAGATTTTTGAAATGGAGTTCGACTATAATGATAATTTTGTAAAGAAAATATCTCTCAGTAATGAGAGATAAATATTAAACCTATGACAGCAAAAGACAAAGCAATTGAATTATACAGAATGTATAATAATTTAATAGTTGAGCAAGTTATTGAAATGAAACCTACTTATTTACTTATGACTCACGAAATGGCTAAAAAAAGCGCATTAATAGCAGTTGAGCAAGTTCGATTTTTTAACGATGCTTTATTTTATATAAACGAGGGAAGTTTATTTGATTTATATTTGGACGATGTTAAACGAGAAATTGAAAATTTATGAAAGGCGAAAAATACAAACCTAAAAAGAAACTCGACAAAATTGACGAGGTCATTCATTTTGTAACTTGGTTGCGATTGGAGTGTGATTTTAATTCGATATACCTTTGGGATTATAAGGGAGAGGATTTGACTTTAAACGAATTATTTACTATATATAAACAAAAATATGAATAACAAAGAGGATTTAATCGTTGAAGTTATGGCCTGGATTTCAGTTATCACGTTGGCCGTTGCGTTAATTTTAATAATGACAAAGTAATAATTTTGTCAGGTAAATGATGGAAAAAACTTGACATTTTAAAACAAATAAACCCGATTGCAAGGATAATTGCTACAAATATTATGGAATCAATAAGATTTAAAACAGAAGAAGTAGAAGTAAAAACGTGTACAAATTCTATATCACATTTAGAACGTTTAATTAACAGACAAAGAGTTTCAAACATTGAGTTGAGAGGAAATGCAGACAATCTTTTTGAAATTGTTAAAAGTCTTGCGGGAGATACTCCAAGAGAAATTTACAATTATGATAAAGAAGAATTACAAAAATTGCCTCATATATCAAGTTTAGAAGAAAATAATTTTTATTATGAACGTATTTTAGAAGATATAAAAATTAGTATACATTATTTAGAAGATTTAATTAAATAAGATTATGACACCAAAAGAAAAAGCAAAAGAATTAATAGATAAAATGAGTTTTGAAACACATAAACACAATGCAATATCTTGTGCATTAATAGCAGTTGATGAAATAATAAAAGCTATTCCTGACGCAAGTGATGATAATAGTCCATATAATAGTGAATTATTATGGTGGAAAGAAGTTAGACACGAAATTGAAAATCTTAAAAATTAATAAAATATGGAACTAATAGGCGAATGTAAAGGCAACAATGGAAATGGTTGTTTTATGGATAGTTGTGGACACGATTGTGGGTGCTTTACTATACAAGAAAGAAGTTATAGTGAGGAAGAAGTAATTGAACTATTACAAAAATATAGATTTGATTTATCTTCTAATAAAACTTCTAATTTAGGAGATACTACCGAGCAATGGTTTGAAAAATTTAAAAACAAATAAGATTATGGAAATATTAATAGATTTTTTAGGTCGTTTTACATTTGGATTAATTATAGGAAGTATAATTGCAATTACATTTATTAAAATATACAAACAATTTAAAAACAAATAAGATTATGAAACAAACAAAAAAACAAATCGAGAAACAACAAAAATTTGAAGAAGCAGTAAGACCTTTAATGAAATATTTGGCTGAAAATCATCATCCACATACTTCAGTTTATGTTACAAGTAGAACAGCAGAGTTATTGGAGGGTCAAAAATGTTTAAGTACAGATGAATACCTTGTAGATTAAAACCAAATGACAGAGCAGCAAATACAAACTAAGATAAAAAAGAAACTCCAGGCGCAAGGTTATTTTGTAACCAAACTTATAAAGACCTCAACAAATGGCATTCCGGACTTATTGGCTATCAAAGACGGACAGGCGACGTTTATTGAAGTAAAAAAAGAAAATGGTATATTGTCACCACTTCAAGAGTTAAGACTCTCAGAGCTTAAAAAATACGGTTGTCAAGTTTATGTCTGGAGTGATTGGAATATTGAATTTAAAACAAATACAATCTAAATTTGTTACAAAATGACTTTTTACCGTTATATTAATATAATTAGTATATTTGTCAAATGATTAAACCTTACACGATATCGACTCAAATGTGGTTAGAGCAAGAAGACGACAATCTCGGTCTCAATGGCTCATTTGTCGATTTTAGAGTCAACGTCGATAGTATTGACGGGTTTTGGATTGAGTCTCCGGAGGAAATTGTGTTAATTATTCGAGGAACGGCCTATTATATTGAAAATGAAACTCACGTTTTACATTTTTTAAGTGAGTTTTTTAATCCTATGCGATTGTGATAATCCACGAACTCGCTAAAAAAGACGCTCAGTGGCGGAAAATGGCTTTACAAATTTGTAAATGCAAGGACTTAGCAGACGAGTTGGTGCAAAATATGTATATTAAATTATCAGAGAAGACTATTCCTGTCTCGGACGGATATATTTTCGTAACTTTGAGATCATTATTTTATGACTCTCTTAAAAATAATGATATTTTAATCGACGATTTTAGTAAATTTGAAGTCGAAGACGAGGAATATAACGAGGGGATTGATTACAAGGAACTTTCAAAGGACTTGACTTGGTACGAGAGGACTCTTTTTGAACTCTCAACACTTCACGGTCAACGTGAACTCTCAAGACAAACCGGAATACACATTCAAACTATTCACCGAGTTAATAAAATGGTAAAAATTAAACTAAATGGGAGAAAAAAAGATTGAAAAATATAATATTGGAGATATTGTATTTCTTATTACTGACAAAGAGCAAATACCTCGACAAATAACAGGTATTTTACAAAGGCCTTATACATACGTTTATTATTTAAGTAATAATACAAGTGAGACAAGCCATTACGATATAGAATTTTCAAGAGATATTAATATTTTAACGCAATTAATATAATGGCAAAAAGAAAAACTAAAAAAGAAATTCAAGGATTGGGCGACGTAGTTGCTGCGGTAACCTCAGCGATAGGAGTTGAGCCTTGCGACGATTGCAAAGACAGACAATTCTCTTTAAACCGACTTTTTAACTTTAAAAAGGTAAAATCGGAAATGACTCCAAACGATAAGGATCATTTTAAAATATTTTTAGACGTAAAAGGTCAAAGGATAATCGACGGAAGACGAACTGAGTTAGTTTTTGAAGACGTTGACTATTTAAATGGACTTTATAAGTACTATTTTGGGATTGATAACTCAAATTGTCCGAATTGCTCCAAAGTTCACGAAACGATTATCAAAGACTTATTTAAATTATACAGTTTTGAAAGTAACTAGAAAACAACAACAAGCCGAATTTTACGAATTTTTGGACGCTATAATCGAAAACGCACCAGCAGACCTCTCAGTGAACGAAATTTGGATGCCGAGTAACTTATATGATTTATTAAAAAAGAAGTCTCACAAGGGATTTAAATTGTTTGCATCGAGGTTTTTGACTAATAACGAGGTAATTTTAGGTAAATATCAGATACAATAAATTATTGTCAGTTATGGAAAGCAAAAGAGACGAGAACGGAAGACTTAAAAAAGGTCACGGAGGATTAAAACCGAAAGGCGCAGAGACTAAATTGGTTTCTGAGGCGAGAGCTTTATTCGTTCAAACGTTGGAGGCTCAAGTGCCAAACATACACCAAGCCTTTGCCGATGTCTTAGACAAAGATCCATATAAATATTTGGAGCTATTTGCAAAGTACGCTCAATATTTCGTGCCTAAAAAAGTGGAAACGGAAATGAATTTAAATATAGAGAAACCGATTTTTAATTCACTCGATTTGGATGTTCCAGAAAACGACGGCTCAGAGTAAAATCGCCAAACTAAGAAAACGAGTTAGGATTGTGCAAGGTGGGACGAGTAGTTCCAAAACGTTTTCGATATTGCCTTTGCTTATTACTTACGCTATTCAAAATCCCTTTTCAGAGATTTCAATAGTTAGTGAGTCAATCCCTCATTTGAAACGTGGAGCTTTAAAAGACTTCCAAAAAATAATGCTCCTAACTGACAACTATCGAGACGCAAATTTCAATCGGTCGTCACTTAAATATACATTCTCAAATAATTCCTATATTGAATTTTTTAGCGTTGACCAACCGGATAAATTACGAGGAGCGAGACGTGATATTCTATTCGTAAACGAGTGCAATAATATCGACTTTGAAAGTTACCAGCAATTAGCCGTCCGTACTAAAAAATTCATATACCTTGACTACAATCCAACAAATGAGTTTTGGGTGCAAACGGAACTATTAAACGATGAGGACTCCGACTTTGTAATATTAACCTACAAAGATAACGAGGCACTCGATCCGGCAATCGTCAAAGAAATTGAGAAAGCAAAAGACAAAGCGAGTACCTCAACCTATTGGGCGAACTGGTGGAACGTTTACGGACTCGGTCAACTCGGCTCACTTGAGGGAGTGATATTCCAAAATTGGGAGACAATCGACACAATACCAACTGAGGCTAAATTCTTAGGAAGTGGACTCGATTTTGGTTATAGTAACGACCCGACCGCTCACATTGCTGTTTATGATTACAACGGTAAAATAATCGTTGACGAGTTAATTTATAGCACCTCACTTTTAAACTCCGATATCATTCGACTAATGAAACAGGAACGCACCGCTCCAATTTGGGCGGACTCAGCCGAGCCGAAGTCAATTGAAGAGATAAGACGCGCCGGTTACAATATTAAACCCGTTGTCAAAGGAGCTGACTCAATCAATTACGGTATTTCGGTATTGCAGCAAAAAGAAATCTTAGTTACTAAGTCAAGCACCAATTTAATAAAAGAGTTGAGGAGTTATAGCTGGGACGTTGACAAAACCGGCAAAAAACTCAACCGGCCAATCGACGAATTTAACCACGCAATCGACGCCTTACGTTACTTCGCAATGATGAGCCTGGCAATAAACAAATCGAGACGCGTAATAATTACGTAAAATTAATAAACAAAACGACATTTTTTAGTTATATATATATGAGAGTAGTAATTCCAACGGATTTAAAGGAGATTAAATTGTCTCAATATTTGAGATATTTAAAAGTATTAAAAGACAACCAAGACGATGAGACTTTTGTTTGCATTCAAATGGTTGCGATATTTTGTAACCTCAGCGTGGCCGATGTTATGAAAATACCCGTTAACGATTTTGCAGAAATAGTCGAAAATTTAGCTAAGGTGTTGGATCAAAAACCCGAGAGAGTTAAGACGTTTAAAATGGACGGCGTTGAGTACGGATTTATTCCAAACTTAGATAAGATTACACTCGGAGAACACGCAACGATTGACTCGTTACTCGGTAGCGATGAGAACTTGGCTTTATTGATGTCGGTTTTATATCGTCCAATTACTAAAAAGGTAACGCCATTTTATCAAATTGAGGAATACGACGGAGACGAAAGCAAAGCGGAATTATTTAAGGACGTGAGAATGGACGTTGTAACCGGAGCAATACTTTTTTTTTGGAATTTAAGCAAGGAATTATTGAACAATATCCTATCGCATTTGGAGAGCAAATCGATGAGGGAGGGGAAATCTCTCGAGGAGGTTTTGGGGAGCGCTGGGGTTGGTATCAATCATTTGTTAGACTTTCACGAGAACTTGGACTCAAGCCTCGAGAAGTTGGAAACGAGCCTCTTCACGAGTCACTCACGTTATTATCTTACTTAATCGACGAAAGCAAAGAAGAGGCAAAACAAATTAAAAATCACTTTAAAAAATGAGAGCATTTTACCAGGCCATAGCATATATTAAGAGTACGTTGGAAAACGCGCCACTTTTAAATACAATTACTCACGGCACAGACATAATCGACAATGTTAAAAAAAATATTTTTCCGCTTGCTCATATTAATATCCTCAGCTCTTCGATTAATAACGGAGTTGTCAATTTTACTTTCGAAATTGCTGTTGTCGATATTCGTAATATTTCAAAGATAAATGTAACCGATAAATTTTTAGGGAACGACAACGAACTCGACAACCTCAACACTTGTCACGCAATCCTCAATTATATGATTACTCAAATGAGATTGCAAAGAAGTGACGAAGATATTGAACTTCAAAACGATCCAACTTTGCAACCAATTTTATTAGCTTTTACGAATGCGCTTGACGGTTGGAAATGTGATATTGAAATAAGCGTTCCGAATAACGACTTTACTGTTTGCGATTTTGGAGACTAAATTTGTACAGCAAGCGCTCAACGAGTTCGGTGCGTCCGTAGTTGAGAGAGCGAGACAAAATTTAAAAACCGGAGGACGTTACGGAACGCATAACGCATCCGGCCAATTATCGAAGTCGTTAGACTACAAAGCCAAAGAGAATAAAAATTCTATTGAGTTTGACTTTTACGCTGAGAGTTATTGGAAAGAGTTGGACTTTGGAACGAAAGGGAGTGAGTCAAGTGCAAAAGCTCCGAACTCTCCATATAAAGCAAACGCCTCAAGGGCTGCGATTGATAAGTGGGTAATTAGAAAAGGCATTCAAGGGGTGAGAGGCGCTGAAGGTCAATTTGCAAATCGTAAATTAATGGTTACCTCAATAACGAACTCGATAAATAGAACGGGAACTTTTGAGACTCGGTTTTTTAGGAATGCGTTTGACTTAGAGTATAAAGATTTTGATAATAATATAGTTGAAAAATACGGCTTGGATTTGGAGTCGTTTTTAAAATTTACACTAAAAGATAATTTATAAATGAAAGTAGTTGAAATAAGAAGTCCGTTTATAATTCAAGTCAATGAGCCGACTCAGTTGGGATCAAAGATTGAAGTTTTCATTTGGCGTAATGGAGACACAGAGCCAACCACTCCGACATACACACTAAGCAAACCAATTCCAACGACAAATCAAAGATTAACGTCTTATAACGTATCAAATTTTGTTAAAGAGTACGTCGATAATATTGCACCTCAATACACTAACGCTGTCGGTTTTGATTACCAAGAAAATTATGCTTTATTTAAAGTTAAACGCTATTGGGATAACGCCGGAGTTTATACATTATTGGATACAAATACTTACGTTGGCGTTAATGGTTTTACCAATTATATTGACGGAATACAATATGCAGAAAATACACTTGTAAAATTGCTATTCAATCCTGATATAAAAAATAACTATCAAATACAAAGCACTTATCCTGAGGACACAATCCAATATTTAAACGTCTTAGTAGATTTTCAAAGTGACGCGGATGTTTTGGAGGTTATTTATTCTCGAATTGACGGAACTTCTTACGATTTTACTTTTACTTATGACGATATGACTGGAATTTATCTTTTTAAAATTCCAATATCTTTGGCGAAAGTTGATCCTGATTTTATTAATGGTTGCAATGTCGAAATATCTTTTAGTCCTGAGGGCGAAAGTCCAATTGTAAACAGTTTCAATACTTACCCAATTTGCGAGCCAAAATATACGCCGGTACTTTGTGACTTTATTAATCGTCACGGAGGTTGGCAGACACTAACATTTTACAAAGCTCAAACCAATACCGTCACAGCTAAAAGCGACGAATATAAATTGATGCCAAAAGAAGTCGATTATAATCCACTTAGAGGTCAAAGCAAATCGTTTAATATTCAAGGTAGTCAAAACGTTATTTTAAACACGGGTTGGGTTGACGAGAATTATAGCGAATTGATAACGGACTTACTTTTAAGCGAGACGATTTTATTAGACCGCAAACCGGCCAATTTAAAAACTCAAAGCTCTGAATTAAAAACCAAGCTAAAAAATAGAATGATTAATTACACAATGGAGTTTCAATATAATTTCAATTTAATTAATGACGTAATATGATTTTAAATTTAGCTTTATTTTTAGAGACTAACGCTTTAATCGACCAAACTCAAGGCTATATCAATTCATTTATTGACAGAGTTAGAGCTAATGGAGGGACTTTTGAGAATTATAATTGCTTAAATACTCAACTTCATTCTTTGGGGGGAGTGTTTGGCGTTGGCAATCAATACCAAAGGACGGATTTATTCAACGATGAGACTATCTCAATCACTCAAGTGATCCAGGACGTCAAAGATATAAGTCTAATTTTTACGAATTTTACTAAAAGTTTCTCAATTCCGGCAACCGATGAGAATAATAGACTCTTTAAACATTATTATAATTACGATATTGACGGAGGTTTTGATGCGAGAATTAAGATAAACGCCTATATTGAGATTGATGCCAACCGATTTAACAGCGGAAAGGTCAAACTTGAGGGCGTTGAAATGAAAAATAACCAGCCTTACGCCTATAAAATTACATATTACGGCGATACTGTTAACCTAAAAGACAAAATCGGAGAGGATAAATTGAACGCTTTGCCTTTGTCTCAATATAATTTGGCTTATAATAATACTACGGTTAAGACTAAATTCCAAGCCAACCCAGCGACAAACGATGTAATCGCGCCTTTTATCTCGCACACAAACCGATATTTTTATGATAGCTCAAGCGGACACGCTGAGGACGCTCATAATTTATATTATCAAAGTGGAGGAGGACACAATCACGGCCTTTTGTGGAATGACTTAAAATATGCTATTCGTTTGGATGCAATTATCAAAGCGATTGGCGTTCAATACGGGTTAACTTTTAGTAATGACTTTTTTAATAGTACCAATTTAGACTATTATAATTTATTTATGTGGTTACACAGAAGTAAAGGAGGAGTTCAAGGAGCTGAGGGTGGAATTTTACCTCCCGAGTTAATTAATACGTGGAGCGGTAGCGGTTTAAAATCTGAGTTTACCAGTACCAATAATTTAAATGTATTTAGTGATTATGGAAGAGCGGCAAGTAATGTTGAAATAACAACGGCCTCAACTACTGACTACAAATTTAGTATTTTTAGAAATGGAGCTTTGTATTATCAAAGTAATACTTTAAACGGAAACGAAGTTTTATTTTTCGCGACAAATGGAATTTATTTTGACGTTGCGAATTATACATTTTTTATTCAAAGTCAAAGCGTTATCACTATAGATAATATTGAGTTAAATATTGGATATTATCCGGACGGAGATTTGTCTCTTCCGGTTGAATACGATACATATAACGCGACGGTTTTTAACACGAATAATACTTTCACTTTTGATATTGCTCAACAAATTCCGGAGATAAAAGTTATCGATTTTTTAAGCGGTATTTTTAAAATGTTTAATTTAACGGCTTACTTTGAAAATGGAATTACAGTTGTCAAAACTTTAAACGATTTTTATAATACCGGAGACGTTTACGACATAACCGAATACATAAAAGTTGACAGCAATACCGTGAACGTTGCCTTACCATTTAAACAGATTGAGTTTGGTTTTGAAGACACAAAAACTTTACTCGCGTTAAAACACGCTCAGCAATTCAACTACGATTGGGCTAAGGAGATTTATAACGAGTTACCGGAAATTGAGGGCGGTATTTACAAAGTGACTCTTCCGTTTTCTCACTTTAAATATGAGAGGCTATTCGACGTAAACGCACCGACAACTCCTTTGAATATTCAGTGGGGATATTCCGCAAACGACAACTTTAATTCCGCGACTGGAAACTACGAGGCGGCCTTAGGGAAACCTCTTTTATTTTATCCGATATTAGTAACCGGAGTTTCTAATTTTTCATGGAGGCCGACAACGTCAAGTCACGAAAATATCACGTCCTATATTGCGCCGTCAAATTCTCGAAGTTTTGATCCGGCCGTAAGTAAGTCAAATATTAATTTCAAGGCTGAGATAAATGAGTGGACTGCCACAAATGAATTTACAGACACTTTGTTTTTAAAATATTATCAGGATTACATTTTGCAAGTTTTCAATCCTAAAAATAGACTGACAAAAATCAAAGCGATTTTACCTTTGTCAATACTTTTAAATTATAAATTAAATGATAGGTTTAAAATTGTAGATCGTCTTTTTAGAATAAATAAAATTACTACTAACTTAACAACCGGAGAGAGTGATATGGAACTCTTAAACGAATTATGATAAATAACATTTTAGAAATGCTCAAACACGCCGAGCAATACGAACACAATGAAATAATCGCATCCGCCAAAGGAAAATATGAACTTAAAAAAAACTATTTACAACAATTTAAAGACTTATTGAAATGGCGATTGAAAAAATAATTGATATAAAAATTGAGAGCAACGTTGACGAAAGGGTTGGAAGTTTACGCTCACAATTAAGACAAGCTCAGGCGGAAGTTGCAACCTTATCCGATAAATTTGGAGTTACTTCCAAAGAGGCGGCCGATGCAGCAAAAAGAGCGGCCGAATTAAAAGACCGTATTGGAGACGCTAAGGCTTTGACGGATGCGTTCAATCCGGATGCTAAATTCAAAGCGTTAAGTTCCTCTTTGGCTGGAGTTGCCGGAGGTTTTGCAGCGTTACAAGGTGCGCAAACATTATTCGGTAATCAATCCAAAGAAGTAGAGCAAACACTTTTAAAAGTTCAATCCGCAATGGCCTTGTCTCAAGGATTGCAAACGATTGGAGAAAGCGTTGACTCATTCAAACAGTTGGCTGCCGTTGCTAAAAGTTACACAATAGTACAAAAATTAGTCACAGCCGGTCAATGGCTTTGGAATGCGGCTATAATGGCAAACCCTATCGGAGCAATTGTGGCCGGAATTGTCGCTTTGATTGCTGCCGGAGTTGCACTTGTTAATTATTTTAAGGAAAGCTCAGCGGCTGCCGCTGCAAATACTAAGGCGGTTGACGAAAATAAGAAAGCCTTAGAGAGTCAATCCAAAACTTTGGAACGTAACTCAAACGAATTACAGAAAAAACAAGCCAATGAGTTGGCAATGGCCAAAGCATCCGGAGCGAGTGCGGACTCAATTAGAGCCTTAGAGTTAAAATTGATTGACGAGAAAATTGCTTACGAAAAATCAGGACGAGCGATTGCGTTTAATACCTACGAAAAAAATAAGAATTATTTAGCGTCTTTAAAAGCTGCGGGAGCGGACGAGGAGGTAATTAAAAAACAACAGGAAACCACTAATAAAGCAATTTTAGATTATAACAAACAAAACCAAAACGTACAAAAAGCATTTGACGAGAGGAGAGATATTCAAAGACGTCACCAAGTTGAAATTTTACAAGCTCAAACAACTCATCAAAAAGAGGTTGAGGATAAAACAAAAACACACACTCAAAAATTAAAAGACGACGCAGAAACGGCGAGACTAAAAGCGATTGAGGATAAAAAGAAAAGAGACGAAGAGGATATAAAAGCAATTGAGAACTTAAACAAGTCTCAAGCCGATGCCGAAAAAAGAAGACAAGACGACGCGCAAAAGATAATTGACGAGTTGGCTCAAAGTCAAGAAACTCCAACTCAAAAACTTCAAAGAGAATACGAAGAGAAAAAAGCAATTTTAGAGGCGGCCGGTCAAAGTACTTTTGATCTCGAAATGAAACACATTTCGGACTTGGAAGACTTGGAGGCTGTCGCAAACGATAAAAAGAAAAAAACAGATAAGGAGAATGCAGATGCAGAGATTGAATTGGCTAAAAAGACGGCAGCGGCAAAGCAAGCCTTATTTGCTAAGACTGCGGAAACCTTAAACAAAGGCGCTGACTTATTGGGGAAAAATACGGCAGCCGGAAAGGCAATGGCAGCGGCAGCCGCTTTGATAAATACCTATCAGGGTATTACGGCGGAACTTGCAACCAAGACCGTCACTCCTTTTGAAATTGGATTGAAAATTGCCAACGTTGCTATAATCGCAGCGACAGGATTTAAAGCGGTACAGGATATCGTATCAGTTCAAATTCCTGGCGGAGGTGGTGGCGGTGGAGGTAGCGCTCCGAGTGGAGGTAGCGCTCCGAGTATGACAGCGCCGAGTTTCAACACGGTTGGATCGAGTTCAACAAACCAACTCGCTCAAACAATAGGCCAACAAACTCAAACGCCTCAAAGAAGTTATGTCGTAGCGTCGGATGTTACCACAGCTCAGGCAATGGATCGCAACGTAATAACAAACGCATCGATTTAAAAAAAAGTTATATCATTAAATTGAAATTTAATGTAAAAAGTTTATAACAAAACAATAAAAAAAAGTTATAGTAATATGGAGACTTACAAAGTTTTATTTAACGAAGAGGATAACGAGGGAGTTTATGCAATCTCGTTAGTTAGTGATCCGGCAATTGAAGTTCAATTTGTAACCTTATCAAAACAAAAGGAAATCAAACTTGCAACTATAAACGAGGAGCAAAGGATTTTATTAGGTGCGGTATTAATACCAAACCAACCAATTTATAGAGTACAAGACGGTCACGAATTTAATATCGTATTTCCAAAAGAAACGATTAAACAAGTTCAACAAAATTTCAGTAGTCAAGGATATCAGAACAACTCAACTATTGAACACTCAGGAAAGCAAATTGAAAACGTGACATTTGTTGAAACTTGGATAAAAGAGGACGAGGTACACGATAAGTCCGTAATGCACGGATTTAATGAGCCAATCGGAACTTGGTACGCTGCAATGAAAGTCAATAATGACGAGATTTGGAACGACTACGTAAAGACTGGTAAAGTCAAAGGATTTTCGATTGACGGAGTCTTTGATATGGAGAAAGTAAATTTAAAAACAGAAATCAATATGAATTTAGAAAGTATCGTTAACGCGATAAAAGACGGTTTCGCGTCGGTAAAATTATCGAGCGAGGCAGAGCAAGTTGAAGTTGTTGAAACCGTTGAGGTTACAATGGCTACAATGATGCTAAAAGACGGTGTGACTATTTTAGAGGCTGAGTCTTTCGAGGCTGGAAAAGCGGTTTTTATCGTTGCTGAAAATGGTGACAAAGTTGCTGCTCCAATTGGAGAGCATGAACTTGAAGACGGAAGAATTTTAGTAATCACCGAAGAGGGAATGATTGCTGAAATTAAAGACGCAATGGTTGAGGAAGTTGAAACTCCGGAGGCTGAGGTTGAGGTTGAAGTTGCAATGACTACTGAGGAAATGATAAAAGCTATCGTTACCAATATGAGCGTTGAGGTTTCAAAACAAATCGAGGCTATTAGAACAGAGTTAAGCGCTCAAATTGCTGAGGTTAAAACTACTCAAGTTGAAGTGAAAGCGTCAACAAAAGCAAAGCCGGAAGTTGCTCAAACTTCAAACAAAAACGTGAAACTTTCGAGATCACAAAAAATATTAAATAACTTAAAAAATTAAAAAAAAATGCCTACAACTACAACTGTATCATCAAACTACAATGGAACGGCAGCCGGTGCAATTATCGGTCAAGCGTTCAAAACTATTGACACAATAGAAAAAAACGCGGTTACTATCGCTGAAAATGTTAATTTCAAATTATCATTAAGAAAAATCGCTTACACAGACGGGACAACTGCATACACTTGCGGATTTGCACCAGCTGGGACTATCGTATTAAACGAAAACACTATCGAGCCTTTCAAATTCAAAAATGATTTTGACGTTTGTAAAGAAGATTTCAGACAGACTTGGTCTGACGGAATTATGGGAGCGGGAGCTGCTAACGGAACAGCACCTAGCGATATTATGGACGCAATCCAAGCGGAAGTTTTAGGAGCTATCGGTGAAAAATTAGAAACTGATATGTGGCAATCGTCTACTAACTTTGACGGTTTCTTAACTTTATTCGCTGACGATGCTGACGTAAACAAACCAACTGCTGACGCTGCGGTTACTGAGGCAAACGTATTGCCTAAATATTTGAAACCAGCTTTAAACGCTGTGCCAGTTGCTTTGAGAAATAAAGAGTTAATCGTTGCGGTTTCTCCGGACGTTGCTCAAGCATACGCTTTTTACTTATCTACTCAAGGTATCGTTTATGGAAACGGAAACTCTGACTTTCCATTGGCTTTTGGACGTCACACGTTAACTGTATTGAACGGATTACCAAGTAACTCAGTAGTTATCTACGAGCGTAAAAACTTAGTTTTCGCTACAGGTTTAACAGCTGACTACAACCAAGTGGCACTTGTTGACGAAGACGAAATCGGTTTATTGACTGGTAAAGTTAGAGGGAAAGTGGTTTACGCTGTAGGTGTTGGATATTACAACGCTGAGGAGATCGTTTGGTTATCTTTAGACTAATTAATTAACACAAATACCGCTCATTAACTTGGGCGGTTTTTAATAAAAAAACTCAAAATATATGTCTTGTCTTATATCAAAAGGAAAACTTTTAGGATGCAAAGATCAAAGAGGTGGTTACAAAAATCTATATTTCGCCAATTATGACGATTATGGTTTTGTTATCGCAGCGCACCAAGTTACGAGCTTGGGATCTTTGGACGAAGTTTTCAAATACGAAGTTAAAGCGACCACAAATACATTAACAGAAACCGGAACAAGCTCACAGGATAACGGAACATTTTTAAACGCTCAATCGTTAGCGGTTACACTTCCAAAATTATCGGCTGACTTGCAAGGTCAAATTCAATTAATTTGTGCGTCTCGTCCTTACGTTTTCGTTGAGGATTATAATGGAAATATTCTTTTAGTTGGTGCAGCTAACGGAACAATGTCAAACTGCACAAAAGTAACCGGAGGAGCTGGAGCTGATTTATCAGGTTTCACTTTGACAATTGCCGGAGAAGAGAGCAATTTAAGTCCATTTTTGGACTCAGCAACTAAAAGCGCATTAATGGCTTTGGTTAGCGACGTGGTTGTTTCCTAATTTTCTTTCATAGTTTGTTTAAAAAAAAGTCACTTCGGTGGCTTTTTTTGTTACAAAACGGTTTTTTTTAGTTATATTAATATGTGGATATTTAATTTAACAGCGCCTTACCAATTTAAGTGCATTCCTCGTAATTATAACGAGGGCGAATTGACGTTTTTTTTACGCGATGAGCTTAGAGATATTACTTATAATGTCGATTTTTTGTCGGTATCTTATTCAAATAATATAATGACTTTGCAATTTGACGAGCCAATACTAAAAGAGGGGCAAAGTTTTGAGATTACAATTAATGAAGACGACGTTTTAATATATAGAGGCAAGGCTTTTGCAACCGCACAAACCGACCTTGAGAATTTTGAACTCAACAAAGGAGTTTTAAAAGTATAAATTTATGGAGAAATTACAAATTATAAACCTATCAAACTACATTCGTCCCGAGATTAAAGAGGTGAGCGGTAAAAAGTGGGTTTTGAACGGAGATAAAAACAGCTTTTATCAGGTTATTATTGACGCTTACAATGGATCACCAACTAACTCGGCGATAATTGACTCTTATAGTCAGTTTATTTATGGTAAGGGTTTAACCTCAGACGACAAAGCAAAAAAGCCAAGCGAGTGGGCGGCGATTATGTCGTTAGTTTCAAAAAAAGATTTGCGTAAAATATGCAAGGATTTTGAAATGTTTGGAGAGGCGTCTATTGAGGTAAAATATATCAATAATAAAATCCAAAGATGTTTTCATATTGCTAAGCAAAGGATTGCTCCAGAGGTTGCAAATGAAGAGGGAGACATTACCGGATATTATTATAGTTATGATTTCGCAAATGTAAATAAATACAAGCCGGAGCGCTTTGACGCTTTTGGTTTTGGTGACGGCTTAGGCGAACGCTCTGAAATTTTCATTTTTAGAGATTATCAGGTAGGCCAATTTTATTATAGCAATCCAAGTTACGTTTCCGGAATTTCGTGGGCGCGTATGGAGGAGGAAATAAGTAACTACTCAATCAATCACATTCAAAAGGGATTGTCATTCGGTCATATTATAAATATGAATTGCGGTATCCAAGAAAGCGCCGAGACTATTCAAGAGAATACTCGACAAATTCGTAACCACTTAACCGGATCACAAAACGCCGGAGCTTTCTTTTTAAATTGGAACGATAACAAAGATAGCGAGATCACAATTTCGGCCTTAGAAGTATCGGACGCTCACCAGCAATATGCTTATTTAAGTACTGAGGCGAGACAACAACTTTGCACCTCTCATAAATTAACGTCTCCGATGTTAGTAGGGATAAAAGAGGCAAACGGTTTTAGTTCAAACGCTGAGGAGATTAAAGTTGGTTTTGCTGAGTTAATGATTAATGTAATCAAACCAAAACAGGAAATTATTTTAGACGGTTTAATGGAGGTTTTCGCCGTTAACGGAATTACTTTGGACTTACAATTCGAAAGCCTAAGAGCTGAGGAAGTAATGGCCGAGATAGTAACTGACTCAACCGGTGCGGAAGTTGCAACGGTAACCAACGACGCTGCAATATCTTACAACGGTGCGCAAATTAGCTCAGCGATTGACATATTTGCAAAAGTAAAAGAGGGTATTTTGACAACCGAGCAAGCGATAGTTTTCTTAGTTCAATTCCTTAACATTCCGGCAGCGGTTGCTCAATCATTATTTAGTAACCAACCCGCACCGATAACACAATTAGCAAGTCAACAAATTTGCTGTTCAAAAGACGACAACGGACTTTCAGAGGTTGCAGACGCTTTAATTGAAATGGGCGAAATTGTAAACGAGGACGAGTGGATTGAGATTGACGCAATACCGGTGACTCAAGACTTAGAGATTAACGAAATAACTTTGAACTTAGCGAGATCATTTGCAAGTTTTCCAAACGTAACGAGCGAACAAGATACGGAGCTTTTTAAGATACGTTATTCTTACGAGGGTAGTTTGGGAGCGGAGAGAGAATTTTGTAGCAAAATGGTAAGCGCTGGGCGTACTTATCGCAAGGAAGACATAACAATTGCGGAGACGAAAGTAGTTAATCCTGGACTTGGACCGGACGGAGCGGATAATTACTCAATTTGGCTCTACAAAGGTGGCGTAAATTGTAACCATTTTTGGATGAGAAAAATATATTTGCGTAAAAATAACGAGAGAATAACAGTAAACCAAGCTCGAAAAATGATTTTAGACTTAGATCCGGCAGACAGACCTCAAGCGCAATGGCAGCAAAATGAAATTGAGGTGGCACAAATTGCCTCTCCGAGTAACAATTTTTGGTCATTAACTCCAAATTATAGACAATAATGGCAACGACAATACTTTTAAGAGAGAACGAATTAACTAAAAACACGCTTTTAGGTGGGAATATTGATATTGATTTATATATTCCATGCATCGCAGACGCTCAAAGGATAAGACTTGAGGAGATTTTAGGGGAAACTCTTTATAATAAAATTTGCTTAGACTTTGAAAACGACGACTTAGAGGGAGATTATTTGACTTTATATGAGGGATATATTGTACCTTTTATAATTGCAGCGGCAGCGGTTGAATATTTATTGATCGGAGCTTATAAAGTAAATAACAACGGTATTTTCAAAGCGCAACCGGATAACTCGGTGGCCGTAGATAAGACCGAAGTTGACTATCTCGTTAATAATATGAGATTAAAGTCGGAAATGTACCAAGATCGGATGTTAAGGTGGTTGTATAAATTCAATTTACCGGAGTACGTAAGTAGTTCGACAAACATAGTCAACCCTATGAGATCAAATTTAATTTGCGGAAAGTGGTGGCTCGATAAACCATATTAGAATGAGGAAGACAGACAAAAGAACTGAGGTAAATATTAAGAAATTAAAAAAATTCATAGTTAAATTAAACAATAACAATAAAATAAAAAAAGATGAGCGTAGATATTAGAACAGACCACGAGTACCAAGTGGCAGAGTTTGGAGATTTTGGATTTAGAATACTAACGGGAGCATCAATTGCCGGAGAGCGTTTCGCTACTATTATGGCTTTGGAAGACAGCACGATTGGAGTTACTTCAACTCGTTACGGAGCTGCAAGTGCGACAATAACTTTATTAGCCGGAATGTCAATTTATGGAGATTTGGCCGTTACTTCGGTAACTGGGAAAGTAATCGCATATTTAAGAGGAAAGTAATGAACGGCTTAGGATTAGGACTTGGGAAAAATAATTTTATTGATCGATTTGTTAGTAATTTAATAAAATCTTTCAAAGCGAGAGTGAGCGCTGACTCGGGTATTTTCGAGGCTGAAAGTTGCTTAAAAAATACATTAAATAATTTAAATAGATTATGAGTT